CTTCGGCCATGGCCGCCGCACGCTTCGGATCGGTCGCCTGAATGTATTTCTGAGCCAGCGCCATACTGGTTTCGAGCGTCGACATGCCGTTTTGCAAACCGGTCTGCATCGATCCCTTGTAATCAATCCCGGCTTTTTCGTAAGCCTTGACCGTATCGGTCGAACCGATTTTGCCCATCCAGTTTTTCAGGTTGTTGGCCGCCTCGTCCGAACTGCCGGCCTGTTTCATCTGGACCTGCAGCATGGCACCCAGTTGGGTCACCGCATCCAAGCCGGTGATGCCGTTGCTGGCCATGTTGGCCAGCAGTTCCGGAAACCACTTGGCCATGTCGGCCGCTTCAAAGCTGCCCGCCTGACCTTGGTAGGCGATCGCTTCCAGCGCCTGCTGCATCTGCTTGGGGTCGGTGATCTTGGCGTTCTGCCCCAGGGCGTTGATCATCTTCGCCGTGTCGACGCCGCTGGATCCCTGCCCCACGACAAACTTGGCCGCGACAGGCGCGTATTCCAGCGCCTTGCTCAAGTCCATGCCGGCGCCGACCAACTGATTGACCACGTCGGCCACATCGTTGCGCGCCATGCCGGTATCGCGTGAAGTGTCGATGATCTTGCGCGACATCTCCTGCTCTTGCGGCTTGTTGGCAATGCCGGCCTTGATCGCGATGTCTCGCACAATGGCGCCAAAGTCAGCGCTGACCTTGGTCGGTACCGCCATGGCACCGACACCTACAACCGCAGCACCGACAGCGCCCTTCATGCCCTTTACGCCAGAATCAATCTGCTGATGCCCCTTGGCTTTCAGCTCGGCTTTGTTGGCCGTTTGCCCCATCGAGCGATAAGCTTTTTCCAGCCGGCCGACCTCGATCCCCTGCTTTTTCAAGCTGTCGAGGTTCGAGTTCAAACGATTTAGTAGTTTGGACGCGCCGGCAGCGCCGGTGTCGTGAGCCTTTTTCCATTCTTCGCGCAGGCGGATGGTGTCACCAATCGTGCGCTGCAGCACCCGCGCTTTATTGCCTTCTGCCTCAAGGCGCTTGATGCGCCCGGTCACGTCCTTGAATGCGGCGCCGACCGTGGAACTGACGGCACCGCCGATAACCAGCCCGAGGGCGAGTTTGTTTGCCATGTCATGGCCCTCATGTGCCCAGCACTACCGATGGCGGCTCAATCCGTGAGCCACCACACCATATCCGCGAACGGCATCGACTGGATCTCGGCGGCAGAAAATCCGGTTTCCGCCGCCAGACGTTTCGCTGCCGACTTGATCACGCTGGGGTTAAAGCCCGTCGTCGTTGTCCATGCGAAAATAGCCGGCCTGCAAGCGGTTAAAATCCACCAGCTTCAGCCCCTCCAGATCCGCCACGCGCGCACCGGACAACGCAGCGAACAACACCAGCTCGCGCTGCTCGTCATCGCCACCCACTTCACGGTTGGCCGCACGCACGTCGCCCACGGTCGGCGAACGCAAGGCCAACTTGTCGACCGTCACGCCGTTGATCTCACTCGGAGACGACAGCGTCACCAGCACCTGATCGGTGGTCAGCGACAACCACGCCGGCATCGAGTCCGAATAATCGGTTTTCGGTACCAGGTGCGAATACGCCGTTTGCACGCGGCGATAATCCGTCAGCTTGAGACCTTCCAGATCCTTCAGTCCGACTTCGGCGAGACCTGCGAACAGCATCAGCTCGCGCTGTTCATCATCGCCGTTGGCAGCACGATCAGCCGCGCGCACTTCACGCACGGTCGGGTTACGCAGGTTCAACGTCTCGACGTCGATGCTATTGGCTTGGCTTGGCCGGGTCAGCGTTACGACGGCACCGACTGCACTGAGCGACAGCCAGGCAGGAAGTTTTTTAGCGATTGCTTGAGTCATCTGAAGCTATTCCTTACAGGCCGAGTGCCTGGCGCACTTCGAGGAGTTGGTCTTTGCCGTCGATCACCTGAATGCCGGCAACCATGTCGATCTCGTACATCAGGCGCCCGTCGATTTCGAGCTTGTAGTAGGTGACCGCAACGGCGTGTTTGATCTCGGCAGCATCACCGGCTTTCCAGTCACCGAGATCGACCTCTTTGAGGCGACCGCGCAGGGTGGCAACGACCGCTGTCACCGCGCCCTTGTGGCCCTTGAAGGCACCTCGGAACGTGGCGTTAAAGGCCGTGCCGTCAGCCAGGCCGAAGTACTTCAGCGACTCGCGGCGCACGCCCTTGGTGACAAACGAGGCTTCCATTTTCTCAAGCCCCTGATCCATCTCGATGGGGCCGGCCATGCCGCCGCCACGATATTCGTCAGTCTTGGTGGTCAGCTTGGGCAGCGTCAGGCTGGGCACGTCGCCGGAGAAGTTCACGCCGTCGACGAACAGGTTGGTGTTGTACAAAGTCTGAGGAATCATTTGCTACGCCCCCTTAGGCTGCTTCAAGCACTTCGGTCATCCACTGATCGGTGACTTCGAAAAGGAAATTCGGGTTTTCTGCCGGCGGCACGTCGGTGAAACGGATGCGCCAATACACCTTGCCCTGGGCGATCTGGCTGGCCGTGTTCAGTTCGGTGTCGGGGAACACTTCAAAGTTGATGATTGCGCCTTGGGCTTTCAGGTCGGCCATGAATGCGTTCAGACCGTTGGTGACATCGGTCACGTAGGTCTTGGTGATCGAGCGGTCGACCGCCCATTTGTGTCCCGCCTGCACCGCGTCCATGAGGATGAACAGCGTGCGAACGCGGGTAACGAATGCCCACTTCGGATCGCTCGACAGCGTTCGGTTGCCCCACAGCCGGTAACCGTCGTCACGAATGATCGTGGTGATATTGGCGTTGTTGAGCAGGTTGGCCCGGCAGGTCTCGTCGCCGTCCAGGTACTCGACCGCGCGACCGGTACCGGTGATGCCGGTCAACTCCTTGTTCGACGGCGACGCCCAGAAACCGTATTCAGCGTCCGTCCAGGCAAACAGACCCGCCGCCCAAGCCGAACCGGGTGCGTCGACGGTCTTGCTGGTGATGGTGTCCCAATACTTGACGCCCGGGTCGACCATGAACAGGTTGCGACTGCCGAAGTTATCGGCGTAGGCCATAGCGGCCTCGTCGGTCGTGCCCGGGCCGTCGATGATGCCAATGGCGCGCAGTTTCTGCGCCAAGCTATCGAGCGCCGTGGCCACCGCCTGAGTCGCGGTGTGACCCGGCGCGATCAACAGCCGCGGTTGCGCATTGAACAAACTTTTACCGTCGAGCAGCGCCTGCAACCCGGTGCGCTGACCCGAGGCCAAAACGCCGCCGATGATCGCCGAGGTCTGCAGCGCGGGGTCTTCCAGCTTGGCTACGCCGATGGCGACGATCACCGCTTTGGCCTTGACGTAGATGGCCTGACAGGCCTTGGTGATCGCCGAGTCAGCGCCGAAGGCGGCAATGGCTTCGCGCTCGGTGGTGATCAACTTCAGCTCGCCCGCCTTGGCCGTACCGCCGCCGAGCATGCCCGGCGTGAAGGTGTCGCACAGACCGATAATCGACGACGACGGTAGCGAGATGGTGCGCGCACCAGTGTCGACCGACGTGGTCGTGACGCCGTGAAAAAAACTCATAAGGGTCAGTCTCCAGAAACGAAAAAGCCCCGCATAAGCGAGGCTGTGTATGGTGTTGGTGTTACGCGTAACTGAAAAGAAAACGCCCCGTCAGTGCGGGGCGTTTATTGCAGCTCGGCAGGATCTGGCGGCGGGGAATCCGGCCAGCCTTGCAACAGCATGTCGTCGTAATACTCGCCGGCGTCGATCGCCCGTAACAGCGTCAGCTCACGGTCAAAACAGGCCTGTACGTGCGCCCGGACCGCCTTGGCGATCGCGATGATTTGCGCCGATCCGATTTCGACAAACCCGCCTACCGTCTTGAAGTTGCAGCGGTAGTCGGGATCAAGGACAGCAGACAGCCCGGTACTGGCAATCAGCGCCTGGCTGTCGCGTGTTGTTTCGATCAACAAGCCCTCAACAGTGACACCGGTGGCCTCACGCTTGTAACGCTCAACGGCAACTAACTGCGCATAGTCCGGCACCACTTCAGCAAATGGCAGCTTAATCACCTCACCGTCGACCAACCGCCAAACGCCATCAGTCTCGTTCTTGGTTGCCAACCAAATGGATTCAGGTAGCTCTACAGCGCCTTCTGGAACACTGGAATGAACAGCGGAGTCATATCGCCCCAAGAGTTCACCAGCGGTGTTAAAGGTTGCGTACTTCATTTTTCCGCCCTTGTAGAATTTAGTTATCGGCCAATCGCGATATAGCCGTATTGCGCAGGGGCTGGCCCCAAGTTCCTCACCGTCATATTCGACAGAGTGATTCCCTTTAATTGAGCAATGAAAGTGTCGCCTTTGGTCGCGTCGACAGAGTTATTGGGATACGAAACAGCGACCACAGGCAGAGCGGATGCAAAAGCCATAGGGAAGGCATGCAGCAAGTTAGCGCCCGAACCGATAGAGACTGTGTAACCCCACTGAATCATTAACCCCCCAAGCCAGCTTGGGAAAATAATGTAGTTGGCGTTACCACCCGAAATGCTGACCGAAAACCCCCAGCGCAGCTTCTTGGGCGTCACAATCGTGGCGTCATCAGCCCCGGCATCCGTCAGCGCCTGCGTGGCGACCTTGGCCGTGCCGAGTTTGATTTCCGTGGCCTGCGTCGCCAAAGCCGTGAGCGCGGCAATGTCGATGTTGCCCTGATTGATCGGCGCGTTCCACGCCTTAATGCACCAGATCACCGCAAGGTTACGCGGGCGAGTTTCCCCACCACCCATAGCATCGCCGTTTAGAGCTTCCACCCCCGAGGTTTTACTATTCGTCTCAGGCTGACCAGAAAAGCCTAACTGCACCGTAGCTGCAACAGATGTACCACTACCGCCAGCGTACCTTGCCGCCATGTAATGCATGTGTTCTTTGATTTCTTCGGCCTGATGGCTACCGATACCCCGGCCAACATCCACACCCCGCCCATGATCCCAACCACGCAGGAACTCGCCGCGCGACTCCGGTAGCCGGAAATTGCCAGCACCCTCGTCGCCCTTGTTGAACGCCGTACCGAGAAACGCCGACAGATCGGGATAGACCGCGACGCTCTTGACGCTACCGTCCAGCTCCAGAAACCCGGGCGCCACCTTGTCCAGCGGAAACGCAATAGTGGCGCCTACCGGCAGCGCGGAGGCCTGAGCAATCATCGCCTCGATCTCGGTTTTGGTGTAACTGTCCTTGATGCCCATCTTGGCCAGCGTGTCCGGGTTATCGCCGGACACCACCACACCGCGATCATTGACCTTGACCCGCGTCCATTCGCCGGGGATTTTGTTCTTCGGCAGCACTTCCAGAATGGCCGCGTCGACGTAGGCCCGCGAGGCCAGCACGATCGCCGGATCAATCTTGAGCTGAATGTTGCCCGTACTGGTGACAATGAAGTTCATCCGCACGATCTGCGTGCGGCCCGAGCCTTGCGACAGCAGCGGCTTGAAGCTTGGCGCGCAGTTGGCCACCGCCACCAGATCGCCGTCTGCATCGTAGAGGCCGATTTCGCGGATCCACTTACCGCCCTCATCGGCCGGAATGATCTGCTCGGCGATGATCACCGCCGGGTTGACCGGGTCGATCTTCAGTTGGTTGAGCGGCTTGCGACGCCACTCGTTGAGCAACTTGGCTTGACTGGCCGAAGGCACCGGATTGGGCGGATCAGCCAGCCCGTTTGGGTTGGCATCACCCACGCCCATGTGCGTGATCAGCCAGGGAATGCCGAGCGCGTCGGCGTTCGCCTGCTTGGCCATCCCCACGTTCGTGAGGATCGCGAAAAACTGCGAATTCGCATCAATCATAATAAACGTCCAGGGTGTCTATGGTGTGTTCGCGGCCGACCACGCCAAAGCTGCCGGTGACCTCGATGTCACGCATGACGGGTGGGTAAACGTCGATTTCGTCGCCCTCGTAAAGGGATACGGCGATGTTTAAATTGCCTTGGGTTTCCAGGCTGATCGCCAGCCCGGTCAATTGCCGTGTGACGGGCTTGGCGTCGTCAATCAGGCGATCTAGCTCCTGATACATTTCCTCGGTGATGCCGGTATCGAGAACGCCCACCTTCAGCGCGAAGGTGCCCGGCACACCTTCGGGCACGGTCTGGAACCACTCGACAATCTCGATCAGGTAGCCGAGCGGCTCGACCACCCGGCGCAACGCGCCGATGGTGCCTTTGTGCTTGTGGATGTAGTACGACGCCTTGATGGCCGCGCGCTTTGTTGCTTCCGTCCACCGGTAATCCCAGCGATCCACCGACCAAGCCCATGCCAAGTGCGGCAGCAAATGCACCGGGCAGGTATCAGCGTTGTAGAGGTCGCGCAGCGGGACAATCGTCTTTTCGAAAAACGCGGCCTCCATGGCCCGTTCCAGTTGCGTGCTGTTGAGCGGCAGTAGACTTTTCATATCAGCTCGCCAGCCTCACGTTGTAACGGGTGCAGAACGCCGCCTGCGCCTTGGTCGGGGCCAGATCCTGCCACCCGACCAACTCAACCCGGGCAACGCCGGCAACGTGCAACTGAGCGTCAACAGCAGAGCGGGCGACCTCGACGCCCAGCCGCTTGCGTGGATTGATCCAGGCTGCCAATCGACTTTTCGCCTCGGCCAAACTGGCATCTGCTTCGGGGCCGGCGCCGGCCATGTGCAAGATGGCGTCAATCTCGTAGCGGATCACCTGCGCGCTCTGCACGGTCACACGATCACCGACCGGGCGTACGTCATCGTCATTAAGCGCAGCGGCCACCGTCGCCAGCAGCTCCGGCGGCGCTTCACCCTCCCCATCAAACCCCAGCACCGTTACCGTAACGTAGCAAGGCGCCGGGCTTTCGGCCGTGGCATCTGCCACCAGCCCCGAGGCATTACGCGCATGCAGGATGTAGCTGTTACGCGGGCCGGCTGTGGTCAAGCCCTCATAGGCCAACTGGATGCGTTCGCGAAACGGGTCGTCGTCTTCCATGACCTTGGGCACCGGTGGCACCGCCAGCAGATCCTCGGCCTGAATGACCAAGCGTGTCAGATTGACGTTGGCCCCCAAGTGATCGAGGTCGCCGCGAATGGCGTGGGCCAGCAACAGCGCCTTGCCGGCGTCATTGACCCGAGCGCGGTTGCTGACCTTGTTGTAAGCCCCGACCTCAAGCACTTTGACCACTGGATCGCTTTCCAGTGCGGCCGTCCAGTTGCCGCCCATGTACCCGCGAAACACGCTCAGCCCGTCCTGATAAACCTCTTCAAAGTCCAGAGGCTCCAGCACGGTCGGCGCTGGCAGCGACGACAGATCTACGGTACTCATGCGGCCA